CAGCACCGGCTGTGATGTGGTGCTCCCCGTCGAGATGGCCAAAGTGGTTCAGCTTGAGGCCGTCAGGAAGAAGACTCTCTACTCGACGGATCATCTCCTCCCCCGAGGCCCACGACTGCGTGAACTTGACAGCAGCCTGGAAAGAGCCCTCGGAGAGAAGAACACCCAGAATATAGGGATGGACGGGAAGGGGGCCATCCGGTCGGAACTGGACTGGACCCAAGGCGGGGAGCCGCACAAGCTGTCCCCGTTCTACTCGGTCCTTTAGGTCCAGCGTGTCGATGATGCGCTCGGTTTGGCCGCTCCCGGCCTTTACCTGCCACAAATGCTCGTTGCAGGCTCGCACGACTGAGCCGTCACGGAGACGCACTTCGTAAACGGGCCGCACCCCCTTGGGGTAGACCCCGGCTATGCGAGTGGCCGACCCATCGTGTGTGATGACCTCGTCACCGACCTGAAGGTCTCCCATCTTGCGCCACCCCGTAGGGGTGAGCACCTTGGAATCGAGAGGCTGGGCATTGTCACCGCCCTCTCTGTACTGGATAACTTGGTTAGCGATGCCGAACCCATCGGCACTCATAAACCCGAGGTACTGAATACCCCCGATGTTGGGTACCCCACTGGGCGGCAGGATTTGGACGATGAACTTGAAGTTACGTAGTGGATCCGAGGCGAGTGGTCTCATCTAGCTGGCCTTTCTTTTATAAAACTTGAAGGGAGTGGAATAGGTCATTAGAAAGCTCAACCGCCAGTCCCGGTGGAAGAGGACTCAGTCACCGAAGAGCCACCCTGCCATTGACCAACAGAGATCATTATGAACTCGGCTGGTTCAGACGGCGCTATCCCAGCTGAGATGTTGACCGTGGACGAAGAATCTGAGTTATTGGTGCTGTCGCAGACCAAGAAGTACGAGGTCGCCGCTGTCGTCCCTCCAAAAGCTCCAGACGCGTAAACCTGATTCAAGAACTTCCCTAAGCGCTGAGTGAGCTGGTTCCAGAGGAAGAAGTTGTTGTCGGCAAATGCTGCGTACTGACTCTGCAGCTTGAGCTGATACTCGATGTAGATGAGCAGGCGTCGGACATTGATGTACCGAAGATTCTGCTGCTGGGACATGGTGCGAGCGCCCCACACAACGATCCCGGCCCCTGGCATGTAGAGAATCGTGTTGACGTTCAGGGCAGTAAGGGATGCGACGTCAGAGGGCTGAAGAATGCGCTCGGGGGAAACTGCGTTGAGATTGGCGGAATACCCAGCCGGGGCCGTCCACACACCCGCCGAGGCGTCCATAGTCGACATCTTCGCCATAGCGAAGGCCCCAGGAGCGATGGTACGCAAGGCCCCCGGTGTGGCCGAGGCGGGATCCGAGACAGTAACCCAGGGGTAGTAGTGAAAGACGTAGGACGACACCGGAAGGGAGGCCGCAAAGGACTGCTCGGCGGCGACCGACTCTCCCTGTGGGGGGTCCACCACCAGCACCGAGTCAGCGAAGGAACGCCCCGTCTGACAGTACGTGGCGTAAGAAGCCAAGGCGTTGGTAGCGTCAGTCACGCCCGGAAGATTGATGACCAGGGGGAACCCAAGCACATTGAGTTCTGGCTGGGCAGCGGTGAGATCGGTGGAAGCCACCGTAGACCCGTTGCTGCCGACCACAGGGCTCGTCCCTACCCCGAGCTGGAAAGAACCCGAAGCCGGGGGCAGACCAGGAGCAGTGATTGGGTCTGTAGCCAGGTCCGTCAACTGGATAAAACTGGACCCGTTGAGGGGGTTGTTGACGATGGAAGGGGCGTACCGGCTGTTGGCCGGGTTCATGCTTAGGTTCGTCCACACAGGCTCGGCCAGATTTGCCTGAGCCGTACCCCCTACGTACACGGCGAGGTTGAAGGTGTCGAGCGTCGTGTTATTGGTGACAACCAGGTAGATATCGTTTCCCCACGTCCCCGGGTTGGCCGCCGTTACGGTCAGAGTGGGCGCTGGGGTCGCTGCGGCGTTGTCCAGGTCAGTCGCAGCGGCTACAGCCGTAGCCGCATTGACCACACGCAGGACGTAGCACGAACCTCCTCCGTTGTTGAAAAAGCTGTAGACCGCCAAAGCGAGATCCGAAGGGTAAACGGTCTCAGAGAAGCCACCGTAGAGCGCCTGAAACTGCGCCCAGCTACGCACCTGCGTAGGGAATAGGGGACCCTGAGGATGCGCCCCAATGAACACGAAGGCGCTCTGGGACTGCGTATTCACGGCGTTGAAGGTGGGGCTGGTGATTTCCTGTACGTAGGTACCCGGAGCCATGCTCATGGACTATCTCCTCATAACTGGCGAACGTGGGGAGTGCGTGTTAGAGGAGCGGGTACTTCTAAAGGAACTTTTTAGGCTTGTCCCGAAAGGCTGAGTGTAGCGCCTGAGGTACCTAGAGAACTTTGGGGCAACGGGCTGATGCTAAGAACAGCCCCTTCGGACAAGGGTACTTCTTCCAAAGCTATAGACGAGAGGGTAAGAGAGGCCACTTGACCACTCAATACGGCAGCCCAGCTCATATCTACGTCGTAGGGGGTGTTGCCATCCATATCGGACAGCGTTACGACGGCTTCGGTTACCTGCGTAGGGGTGGGCCACTGAGAAGGGATTATGTCGGCGTCTACGACGAAGGTCCATGTCTTGCAGAAGATTCTCCGGTTGTTCCCGTCGATGACGTCATTGGAAGCAAGTGACACGAAATCCAAGCGCCTCGCCGTCCCAGAAGCGCAGTTCAACTGACCGTAGCGAATAGGGAAGAACGTAGTAGCGCACATATCATTCAGAATGACGTCGTGCTGCTGGTTCGAAGAGTACACCGAGCACTGGTAGTAAAGCAGCACCGGAATCGGGAACTCTCCCAAAGTGTGCTCCCCGTTGGGGAGGAGATTCCCCGTGTAGCCGTCGTAGTAAAAGGGGACTATCCCCCGCACTTCTTCTTCTCGCCGTGGTGTGAGGTCCAAAAACTGAAGCAAGAAGTACGGGTAAGTGACCTGCTGTAACTCTCGGAGCGGGTCATGCCACACCACCTTGACAGGGAGGGCCTTCCCTTGAGCGTTCGGGACTGTGATGCCAGTGAGCAACTGCTCGATTGCGTAGTCCTCTTCCCACCGGAGTCCGCGATAAGGAGGGTAGGTGATGCTCATTCGCCGCTCACAAGATTGCGCTCGAAGGCAGCTTGAGACGCAACGCCGTTGTCTCGGAGGGTCTTACGGATATGGAAACCAGCCGGGGTGGATTGGGTCCCATACTCTATATTTGCCAGCGCTTGGGCGTCAGGATGAGTAGAGGGAACTCCTATGGACAAGTTTCCCCCGCGGGAAACCTGAACCCCCAGAGAAGGGTGCGCGCCCGCTTCGACCATGGGGGTAACCAGCGTCTCCTGCACTGCCGAGACAGCGCTCTTTTTCACCTTCCCGGACATCACCCTGTACTGCTGCGCCAAATCTCGGAACTCGTTGTGCCCATAGCTATTTATCCACCCCTTATTGGAGGTGGACGAAAAGGGACGGAACGACACAGGGTCTCCTGATAATGGCAAATGTGAGAACCGGGCTTCCCGGCTCTACGACCACGTTACCAGGGCTGCTTTTACCCGTCTGGACTCTGAGTCTCCCAGTCCGAAGGCTGTCTTGGGTTCCACACCAGCGCCTGCCCAGGGGTCCAGGCGGTGAGTGTCGACTCCGCTTGGCCGATGGGGAACTGGTCCGTCTCGAACTCTTCTTCCTTCATTTGGCGTCCTGTTATATCGACCATGAGGTAAGCCCCGTGCAGCCATCCCCGTGGGGAAAAAGACTCCACTCGGTACAGGAATCCGTTGTAGGAGTACCTGTCGTTGTAGTGATAATCCGGGTCGAAAGCGTGACGGAGAGCGCCACTCTTGATCCCATTGGCCGACATCCTTAGACTCGTGCGGTTGATCGTGTACTCACCACTATCGGTCTGGACCGATTCCGGGGCCATAAAGCGAAGCCAGACCACCGGGATAGCCACCGGAGGACGAAAGACCACACCTTGACCCGAGAGCGGAAGGGACGCGTCGAAAGGGTCGGGGATAGACCCCTCTTGGTAGGTGTCCCCTCCACCCGAAAGATATGGGTCGAACTCGTACCACTCCACGATGTCCCCGACCTCTTGCTGGAACTCTCGGAGGCCGCGCTCGATAGAGCGGATCTCACGGCGCAGGGAGTTACGGTGCGTGCCCATTCAACCCCTACCAGCCGCCAGCCATCCAGCCGAAGTTGCCCGAGTTGATGTAGCTCAAGCTCCAGTCGGTCCCGTTGATGCCGTCCACCCCGTTTGTGCCCCCTGCCGCTACGTTGCCGGTTGGGTCTACGCCAGTGTTCGGCGTAGTACACAGATAACGGGACGAAGAACGGTCCACGAGGTCGTAGAGATTGTAGGAGACGTATGGACTCCACAGACCTCGGTAGTTGACCACCATATCTGCTTCGAGGCCACCGCTCGGGATGAGAGGGAGCACCCGCTTGGGGTACGTTCGGTCGTCCCACTCACGGGCGGTATAGATAGGCACGAGGCGGTTTGTGGTCATAGACACTCGGCGGAGGGTGGTTATGGAAACCGTGGCGAATGACGGGATCCCGAGCTTCTCCACGAGGCTCACATACTCTTCTTCGAGCCTGGCTGCTTCGCCTACCAGTTGCTCGTAGCGCTGCGCCCTGGGGATTACGGTTCCATCCCCGGTGTCGATAGTTATGTCTTTAGCCGCCGCCGTCGCCTGGTCGTTGATCACCATCGAAGCGCTAAGGAGAGCCACAGCTCGTTCTTCGATTAGTGGAACCACCTCAGTAGGAGGGTTAGCCCCTATGACAGGGTCCAAGACCACAGGAGGGTTACGGCTGATGTTGTGCAGTCCTAGCGCTTCTGTGATGTAGTCGAGCATGTCGGTGTCGGCCCAGGAGGTGTAGGACATCCCCGACACCACCAGGACGGTGCCAGTCGGAACAGGTACCGTCGTCGTGATAATGCTGTTGTAGGGGTCGATGATGTAGTCCACCCCATTCACCAAGGCCTGGGGGGAACCCCCAGTGTCGCTAACCTCGAAAGCGGCTGTCTGGTCTATCTTGTCGGTAGGCAACTCGAAGGCCATCGTGGTGCCATCGCCCGCAAGCTGGGCCGTGAACATCTCGCCCATGTCGTCTAGGACACGACGCGTCTTGAAAAGCACCGAGGCAGTCGTCATCGACTACCCATTGTAGAGGTTCCCTCTCTCGGCTTAAGTGGGAGCAGCGTTGATGTAGTTGACTATGGAGCCCACAGCGTTTCCTAGGGCGATAGTCCCCTGCACAAGACGCTCCATGATGGGGAGAAGATCTGATTCTACGGAAGCGTTCATCTGGGCCTGGGTGTATCCGCTCCAGGCACTCGTGACCGTCTGGAGCGTAGCTAGGTCTGCCGAGGCCTGCGTTAGTGACGGCGCCAGAGTGGCGTAGAGGCCGCTGAGCACAGCGGGGGCAGAAGGCGGGGCAGCTACGACTGTAGTCATGTCACACTCACGGTAGCGCTCAGAGCGAAGCAGCGGACGGTAATGGTATCTCCCGCTGTCGTTGACGTAACGCCTATCTCAGCCGTGGTTCCTGATGTCCCCACAGTCTCCAAGACGCCGTTGACGTTGAACTGTACCGTAGCGGGTACGGTGGCCCCTTCGGCTGCTGTCCAGGTCACCGTCGAGGCAGTCGTCCCATCAGCGGGGATGGAAGAAGGTACTGCCACAAGGCTCTCAGGAGCTGGGGGTGGAGGCGGCGCCGAAAAAGCCCCTGTGGTGGCGTCGTAAGACCACCCCACGCCGGGGGTGGGGGACACCGATGCGAGATCCACCACCGTGGCGGACGCCCCCATAGCGGCTACGTAAGCAGAACCGCCAGGAGTCGTAGGGTCACACATAACAACATTGTCTACAAACCCACTGACAATGATGGCGTGTTTTGTGTCAGCCATCTATCCCTCCCATCGCAGCTCGCAGTAGCCAGAACCGCCATTCCCCCCGTTTGCCGTGCCGTTACACCCGGCCCCCCCACCGCCTGTGTTAGCGCTCCCGTTAGCAGTGGGAGTATTG